CGTTGATCCGCAGGCGCTTACGACCAGCGGCAACATCAGCACGCAGAGTTTCATTTTCAGCTCTCGCATCGGCTAATTCCCTCGAGTATTTTGCATCGAGCGCAGCAACATCGCGCTGGCGCACCTGCATATCAGTAATGGTTGCGTTTGCCAGATCCAGCTCACTGGCTTTTTTATCGCGCTGCGCTTTGTAGGTGATGGCGTTATCGCGGTAATGATTCAGCCCCAGACTAAGCGCACCACAGACCACCAGCAGAATAACGGTAAACGCGGAAAGCATTCGGTTTATGCTCACCCCAGCAGCCCCGACGAAGACAACATCATCCAGCCCATGGAAAGAAAAAGAGCAACCAGCATTAGTGAAAATGAAATGCCGACGATTACACAGAGGATCTTCGCCAGCATTATGAGTTTGTCTGACATAGCTACCCCTTAATTGCCACAATTCACTGGGATACTACCCATAAAAAAGGGATGCTCCAGACCAGCAAAAATTTCCAGTTTGGTAATTGACTAATCATGAGTCGCAACTCCCTAATCAGTTTGCTAAAATCAATCAAGGCAGCCTCCCATAGCTTACTGCCATAAACATAAAACCCCGTTTGCAACCAACAAACGGGGTTTTTACTTTTATTCACTTGGGTTTTGCCAGTTCGCAGGATTTCGTGTTATCTGCCCGCGTTGGCCAACGTCATTTTTAAGCAAAATATTCTGCTTATCTGTCGATACCCCAGCACGCCAGCGCACTTTCCTGATCTCGCCGGGATACCTGACCGTAGCAATTATTTGAGCGGATACGGCAGTCTCTGCCACCGTCCTTAATCCACCAGCGAATCGCTTCGCAGGCACCTTTTCGATCACCTGCATTAATTCGTTTATAAAACGTCGACGGGAAACACTTACCGGGACCAATGTTGTACGGACAGAATGACGCGATCCCCGCTTTCTGGGGTTCGGTCAGCGGCACTTTGATGTTTTTCTCCACCCATGCCAGCGCCTTATCACGCTCAATGGCGTTAACCTGGTCGCATTTTTCCTTCGACAACTTCATGCCCGGGACGACAGGTTTACCATCCACCAGGATGGCACCGCGGCAGATGGTCCAGATACCCGTACCATCACGGTATGCTGTGGTGTGGTTACCTTCCTTTTCATCCAGAAACTGGTCGAGGATTTCAGGCGCAGACGCCCCTGCACCAATCAGCGCCAGAACGGCAGCCGACAGGCCGTATCTGATTTTTGCGTTCATGGATATTTATCAGGATTTATCGATTTCAAATCCCTGGATATGTTAAGTCTTCAGGCCAGCGGTGGAGTCTTCAGAGAACCAGTAATTATTCCCGGTAGTTTTCCTCTGTAGGTTATCAACACATCCTGCGCCTCTAAAATGATGGGCCGCTTTTCCGGCAACGGACCATCCCCTTCACATAACCCGGCAGCAACATCCATGAAAAACTGCTTCGCCTGCTTTTTCGCCTCAGCTTCGTAAAACTCCAGCGTGGCACCTTCAGTACGGTCAAGACTAATCGCCACATCTGGCAACAACAGTGACGGATACCCACCAATTTCCAGTGCCACAGTAACAGTAATCTTTTCCGGGTAATTATTTATCCCTTTAACAACCAGTTCGTATTTTTTCTTCATCGCTTTACTCTCCCCGCGCCGCCTTACGCTTATCTTCTTTAATCTTGAAATAAAGGTTTGTCAGATACGTCAGCAGGCCAAACAGCAGACTCCCCAGCACACCTATCGCCACCCACTGGGACGGAGAGACTTTGTCCAGCAGCTGCAGTAACCAGTATCCCGTCCCCACCGCTGACGTGGTGTATGACACACCCGTTGTGATTTTTTCCATCCGATGTATGTCTCCGTCACCGCCGACAGAAAATGAAAGTAAAGGAAAACAAAAAGCCGCCAGTGTCACCCACTGACGGCCAACGCCGGGAGCCGTGATTATGGCATTCAGGCTCTGCTAAAAATGCCAGATAACATTCCGGCCACCCCCTGATTCAGGTTATAAATGACACAATATCTTGACAACATCCGTCACTGTCTGTCAGAAAATGTACTGCCATATAGAAGCAACATGTGAAGTACATCTATCCTTTTGAGCCAGCACCTCTCCACCGAAAGTCAGTGCTGGCTTGTTTTTTTCCTTAATAAAGCATCTGTAACTGAAACAATCCGCATATTGATAATATATTGACAGGCATCATTGCTGTCTGTGAAAAATAAAGTCTCTACAAACATATAAGGCCTTTTAGCCAGCGTCTTCTTTTTCAGGTCAGTCGCTGGCTTTTTTATTATGCTGCCGGTGCATTTATCTCCAGCATCAGACTTTCTATCTCAACGCCATACGCTGCATTTTTTGTAACATCCGTCAGCGTCAGCGCATTCAGTCCCAGTGTCAGACTGTCTTTTATAACCTGGAATGCCGGGCCAGCCACTCCATTCAGTTTCGGAGTAACCGTGGCACTGCCGGCGGTGAACACCAGCTCCAGCGTCTGCCAGTCGTTACCGTAATCGCCGAACTCCCCCAGCTTCGTGTTTCCGGCTTTCCTGTGATGCATCAGATTCACTCTGCCGTCAGTGGTCTGAGTGAAGTACGACATCAGGAACGGATTACCGGTACCCGTCATCGCCACACCATCAGGAACGGGAGCATCCGTATACAGATAAATCCCCAGCCCGAACTGATTGTTGGTCAGTGCGCCTGACAGGCGGAACTTACAGGTCAGTCTGCCGCCCTGTGTCAGCAGGGTAATTGCGTCATCCACCGGATGCGTCAGGGACCAGGTTTTATTGCTCTGCTTGGTGATCTTAAATACACCATCTGACAACTGAATTCCGCCATCCTTAATGCTCCAGCCCTGCGCAGCAGCCTCTCCGGCTGCCGGCAGCAGGGAGATTGTGCGAACGGACGTATCTGCAGACGGACCCGATGGCGTGTTGCCGCCGGGCGAGGGTTTGATTTCCGGTGCCTTACCACTGATGAAGGCTGAGGTGCGCCCGGCTGCGTTCAGAATAGCGGTTGCCAGACGATCCGGAATAATGCTCCTGCGCGCCCATGAACTGAAATGTGTCGGGCGGTTTGATGATACCTGGTTTCCATTCGTTCTCGATGCCGCACCGTAATATCCTGATGCCGGAATATCCGGATCTTCTGCCGGCGCGTTAGTGGCGGTATTGACACCGTTACCGTCTGTCATGAAGGGCACAAAATAAACGCCCTCACTCTCCCTGTTTTTATACCCGCCGTACACGGTGTCGTACTGGGTAGCGTATGTATTTTTCCAGTAATACGTCGTGTCACCACAAATCCACGGCACATCTGCAGCACTGCCACCATGGCACTGCGCGTTAAACACGGAGAGGTCAGCACGAAACTGTGTCAGCATGGCTGTAAACAGCGCAGGTTGCTGTGCGTGGGTGGCGGCGCTCATGTCAAACTCTCCCTGCATCCAGCACACCGCCAGCAACACATTTTTCGGGTTCTTCTGTAATGCAGCTTTAGTGCGCGCAATCAGGTCCTGATATAACGGTTTACCCACACCCCAGCGCGCCGAATCCTGGCTGGCCCCCGTGTCCGCACTGAATTTCCCCTCCGCGCCCTGGGTAAATGCCGAACCACCACGACAGCATGGTACCAGCAGGATCCCCGCGTTATTCGGGATATACGGGAGCAGTTTTTTGGCAATATGTAAGCCCTGGCCGACACAGCCGTACTGCCCTTTGCTCAGGTCTGCCTTCGGATGATTCAGCGTACTCATATCCTGCACATCATGCAGGCAGTGGTCGGCCGGAATAATATCGTTATATCTGCAGGCAGCCCCACCCGGCGTCACTGTACTGCGGCGCGCCAGCTGTTTAATGCGCGGATCCGGAGCATCGTATGAATCCGGCAGCGGAAGCCCTTCACCGTAAGCCATGGCATTGGACTGCCCGGCCAGTACGATGACGTAGTACCACTCCGGCTCAGTTGCACCACTGACCACCACATCACCTTCTGCTGTAATCGCCTGCATCAGGGTATAAGGGGTTATGGCCACCGGACTACCAAACGGCTGCCAGCCCTCTTTCAGTTTGTGTGTCAGCTTTTCCGCAAGGTCTGACGGCGACGCCGCCCTGACAACATCATAATGTTTAAATGTCATTATTCCTCCCGGCCGGGATAGTGTATTAAATCAGATATGGAGTGGGCTGTAGTCCGGAAGCCTGAATGACACACGGGGACTACAGCCCGAAATACGAAAAAGGCCGCGCAGTTGCGCAGCCTTATGAATCCTGGTTAAAATCCGCACGATAAAAATGACAATGCAAGTATCTCATGCTGTTGCCCGAACCCACTCGGGCTTTTTTTTGCATGTAAAAAGGCTCCTGCGATGAGGAGCCTGGATATATGCCTAATCTCTGTATACAGCATGATGCCGGGTGCCTCCCGGTGAGTTCGGCCTGGTGCCACCAAACCCGCGTATTCTCGCTTACGATCATCAAAGAGATCATACCGTTCACCAGTCGCCCCTCCGCACAGGGGGATTCACCATGCAGAAATTTTCTAACACATCTATTATCAGACCGGCAACAACTGACTGAATTGAGATGTATTTAACATTTATGAATCTCCGCCTGCTATTTTCACTGAGCTATTCTGAGTCAACGAAAAATAACTTCGCTGAATCCCCCTCCATTATGACAGGCATTAGTTTTAATGGTTACAGTCATCCCCGTAATTTGCGCACTGAGAAGAAGAGACTGAAGATTCCATCTGTTGGTAAATAATTCTTTATCACCCACTTTAACTGTAAAGGTATCGTCATCATTATATTTTGTATACTCCACCTTTCCAGTTACACAATCAGGCGTCGCCAGCGCACTTGCTGAAAAAAATGAAAGCGATGCAGCTATTAATAATGTTTTTTTCATTTTACCCCCTCAACTGCTAATAGTTCTGCGCATCAGAATTGCCCCCAGAGTGGATGAATCCCACAATATTTTATTGTGCGTAATCCCACGGACTCTTCCATCTGCCGGACACATAGAAGGAAACTCATCAGATGCCATTCTGGCAACTCGCGATGCATGATGATGACAATTCAGTATTAATGCCACGCTTCCCAGAATTGCATTAATGCTTCCAAAAGAAATTCTTCCTACACGAACAGAGTCTTGTCCATGATAGTCAGGCAGGACGCTACTCAACCTTCCCCAGTTCAATGTAAGATCAACATCTTCAGCAGTCATTACATAAGAACGCCCACTGAGATCATCCAGTGTTGTACGAAATCCCCTCTGTATTTGCCGAAAACGTAAAGCTTCAGCTGTCACAGTAACAAACCGTAACATCGCTCTTGCCACAGACTGCGTCAGTGAGGTTCCACTATGCGACATTAAATCCAGATAAGAAGTAGTCAACGAATGGCGATTTATCTGCATCCCCGTACGACTGATCCCTGCAACACGCTGTAACGTGGTATAGCTACTGTCACCAGACAATGTAACCGCTGTTGTACCTGGAAAGGTAACATGTGAAAAATCAGCAAAGCGATAAAAAACATTATTTGTCCTGTTAACAAATCCTGTCACATATAAATTATTTCGTTCAACAATAAGCCGTAGATTATTAAACCGCCCTTCCTCTGGATCTATCCCTCTGACATCAACTGCAAACAAATTATCCCCTGTGCCACTATCAATCATCAGTAAAGACGTACCTCCTGATGAAATAGTCTGTAATGGAGTACCTATTGCAGAGCGAATGACATTCAGCGAATCTACATACGTCTTTGCAGTCGAGAAGTCTAAGGTAAATTCCTTCGCCACCACATTAACTGAAAAGATAACAAAGAAAAAAGTTAGCACTCTAAAAATAATTATTTTCATATTACACAATACTCCTTGAGCACCATACGATAACTATATTCTTGACATCCTCCACGCCCTGAAGGACGGCGTTTTACGGCGCACCGGATAAACGTAACAATAACGTAATGAAAATGATAATCATATTCAAAGAGAGCTGCAACCTTAACATATCTGGTCAGATCTCATGCGACTACTTGACGTACGTAGATAACAACATTTATTGATACACAGGATGTTACGGACATAAAAAAGCCAGCCACTGGGGGAGGCTGGCAAACTCGTAGAGCAAAATGCTGTTACGCAAACTTCGTTACAGGGTCATCCTGCAATACAAAAAATACACAATATTTAGAAAACTAATAGTGCCATGTGCAATTTTTAAGATTTTGTTATTAATTGTGGTCGCACCTTCCTTTCTGTGTACTTTCCGTATAGCTCACAGGATTCTGGGTACAAAAAAACCCGCGCATCGGCGGGTTAAGCAGCGTGGCAATGTAACCACTCTTATCATGATATGCAGATTTTTACGATCGTAAACTATTTTTTCGCTGATAAAATACAGAGGTTCTCCCTCCCGGCAATTCACGCTCAACATACCGATCCATCTCAAGCCTCACTCCCAGCATCATCAGCATGCCTTCAACAATCCCCTCCGCTTTGTGAAGGCGTTTACCTATACAGGTGTCAGAGCACCCATGTTTCCGTGCCAGCGCCATGAACGTCTCCCCCAACACGTAATAATCAACCAGCAAGTCATGCAGATCGCTGTTGTTCCTGTTAAGGCGAGCCATACACCCGCATATAATCATCGCGTCATCGTCACAACACTGTGGACGTGATTTTACTTTTTCGGGGATCAGTCCCTTAAATCCGGCAGCAATGGGCGACCATGTAACATCCTCATGGTTATTTGCCGCCCATGCCCCCCAGCGCTCAAGAACCTGCCGGATATCACGCATCAGTATCTTTACCCCATCCGCGATGAACCATAAGGACGCCATTGACGACGGCGTGCTTTTTCCCTTCTTTATCGCCAATGTATTTTCTGACTGTGGCACGATTGCAGTTCAGTATTCGGGCTACCTCGGTCTGATTTCCATATGCCTCAAGGAGCATGTCAGGAATGGTTTTTACGGTGAACGTCATGCGGCCTCACTTCTGCTGTTTCGCAGGTCTTTAAGTTTCTGCTGATACTTCGCCTTGATCGCCCTGCATTCTTCGACAGTCCAGCGATGGCGGTTATGGTTCGATTCGATTTCGTCTACTGCTTCCTGCCCGATGCGGTTAATCAGTTCGACGCGATACGGAACGAGATTTCCGCTTTTATGTTGGTTGCACACCACGCATTGCTTGTGAATATTGCGTTCATCAAATCGGAGTTGAGGCGCAGCAGCAGTTGTCCGGTAATGCCGGCATCCACTGAGCAGACGTGAGCGTTCCGCACGAGATACATGGTAAGTCGCGGTCTCTTTCTCTGATGAAGGCGTTTACGGCTTGTTGGGCTTGTTTAATCCAGTAACTGCGGGGCTTTAAGGCGAGTTTTCGAATCTTAAGTTTATCTTTCTGTTTCTGCTCCTCTCGTCGTCGTTTCTTCTCTGCTGCCTTTTCCGCTTTTTCGCGTTCTTTGCTTCGTCGTTCGAGTGCTAATTGAGTTCCGTGTTCCGGGCTGCACCACCACTGATTTGAGAATGCCGGGTGAAACCATTCCTTACAGATTTTGCATTTCCTTCGCGCTGGTTTAGCCATTAAGCAGCCTCCCCTGTTACTTTCAGCATTCCGTTATCGAGCAGCTTTCTGGTCAGCCACTGTTGACCACGCCCGGTGATTTTTGTGGTGAACGATATCTGTATCCGTGATTTGTATTGACCGCTGTTTCTTTCACTGTGAAATAGCCGCGCTCCATATATTCCTGCATTGGCACATTTCGCCGGGAACCTGAAGCAATAAGGATTTTGTGATCGCGCATCCACGCAAAC